TGCGAATTAACGATTACGCGAACCGGCTCATCCCGCCGGCCCCAAGTGGAAAGAAACTGGAGCTATACGCTTACAAGGCACTTCAGCAGCCAGACTATGTTGAAGATATGCCGCGCGTCGCACTCGAGACGTTTATACCTCGAGACTTGCCGGAAGAAGACGAATGTCTTCCCGAAGTCAGCGACGAACTCTTGATGTTTCGCCGCAACGCACTTGTGCTGTATATACAGATGTTGCGAAGGATCGTGCGAGCTGAGGAAGAATTCAGTGATACCATGGTCGAAAGTCAGTGGCTCAACGCCGTTGGTAGTCAGACTATTCGGATAGTTACGCTTCCCGCCAAGGGGGGCGAGGATCTGGCGCGACGACGAGTCACCACCTGGGAAAGCGGCTTTCCCGTGGATGTTGAATACGACGAAGACGGCAATTCACCCACCAGCCTGCCCGTCCGCGGCGTGCTTGATTTCGGTCTGGCCAAGCTTATACTAGCCGACGTTGAAGAAGTTGCCGAACGAGGCATATACTCGGGCTTGTTGGAGATTAAGGGAGGCATTCCCGGTTGCGGAAAGACTTGGACCATGAGCCGTCACGGGCGCGTTGTCAATTGCGATCAACCAGCCTACGATCTCATGTTCGCCGAGAGTCGCCCGGCCGTTGGAGAGATAGCCAAGAATCTCGACGAGATAGGCGTCAACACGTCCTTGGCTAGGACGTGCATTTCGGTTGTTTTTAAAGAATTCGACGTAGAACACGTAGCTTTCGACGAAATTTACAAACTCCACCCGGGTTTCGTCATGTACTTGGGCATGAAGCTACAGTGCAAGTCCATACATGGCTACGGGGACGAATTTCAGCTTCGTTACGACGATACCACGGAGCCTTTGCCCGTCTGCTCTCTGGATCTCATGGCTGACTCATCTGACTACGTTTACCACACTCGCAGGTTCGGGCCGAATGTCACCGAGCTTTGCAGCGTCATAACCGGGAGGAAGTGTACGTGCGAGTCGCAAGTTGACGTCGTGCTGGAAGAGTACGCCATGGATCTTGACAGTTACGGACTCATCCAGAAGTGGAAGGAGGAAGGAGCGACGATAATATGCGGACCGCTCGACATTGAGGCTAAGAGTGGCGGGAAGACTATCGCCAAGTCCCAGGGAGCTTCGGAAGATTGGGTCGTGCTCGTCGATCCTCAGCCGAGCGTCAATTCCATCTGGAACGACCCGAACATGGCTTACGTGGCTCTTACGAGGGCAAGGAGGAAGATGACATACATCCACGCCGGAGCCGACACCACGTGCTTGAGGTGGTTTAGGAGTCTTAGGGGCAGCAAGCCCATCGAGAAGACGGACGCTCGCTCTGCCGCGCTCGGAGACACGAGCAGAATGGAGGTGCCCATACTCGACTGGGATTTTGACCGCAAGGGCTACGTCACGCAGGAGGAACTGTGCAGACGCGACAAGAAGATGAAGGACAATATGCGCGTCAGGATGGAGACTCAGGAGAAGTTTGAGAAGATGTATAAGCTAGTCGAGCCAACCGCGACAGATCGACTTGATGTCCAGCGACCCGAGGCAGAGAAAGGAATTTACGCAACTTCTGTCGCCGGCGAGGATGTCTTCGGCGCAGCCTGCGAGATACTGGGTCAGCTTGAGGGAGACGAATTTTTATCGCACGACATCGAGTTTAACACCGATCGCAATTTTATCGGCGAGGGTAATGCAAAATTCAACATGGACACCTCCGAAAAATTCACGAAGGTCATGGATCAGGGCTCGAACGGCTTCTTGTCATCACTCGGGGTTGTGCACAAGAACATAGCCACGATCCTGCATTCGTGGACGAGTAGGAATCTGATCAAGGTGGATCACGTTCTTTGCGTGTTACCCGACGCTATCCGGGACTTCGAGAAGCTATTTAAGGACATGTTCCCGCTCGGGATAGATCCCGAACTTGAGGTGCACGAGGAAGATTTGAAAGAGGTTTTTGCCAAGATGAGCGGATCCGAGGCGGCCATAGGCGCCAGAGAATACGAGTACGGCAAGGATTACATCGCCGCGGCCGAGGGCGTCACGAGGCTTATGAACGGCTTGAAGCCGCACCTGAAGACCAAGGGAGATTCTTCGTCCGCCGATAAGATCGGAAAAACCCAGGTGACGGTATATCCTGCGCCCGGCACGTCTTTCAGGCCAATCTGCTACGGAAAGGCCATAAGGAGAAAGATGAGGAGGTTCATGCGGTCCAACTTGATGATCGATCCGTGCATGCCCACCGATGAGATTGTCAAGATCTTCGACTCTTGGCTTCAGCGCGCTGGCGTGGATCGCAGCCTCAGGCTTTTCATCAAAGACTTCGACTTTGAAAAGTTTGACAGAAGCATCATCGTCAAGATGCTTATAGTCTTTACGCTGCTGCTGATAGTTTTGGGTGTGCCGGATGACATTGTGGAAGAGACGCTGATGATGGCTTACGGCAAAGATTCCAGGGACATGGACGGCAACTGCATGAGCGTGTGGGCCGAAGTATGCTCGGGAGTATGGTCTACTATCCTTGGCAACAGCTTCATAAACTACGCCATGCTACTTCTGGGCGGCATCATACGTCCCGGAGAGAGTGGCGTTACCAAGGGAGACGATTCGCACTTCATAGGGTCTTTTCCCGAAGACATGGGCGCTTTGGTGGCTGCCATGAATTTAAACTACAACATGACACTTAAGGTGGTGAGCTCCGAGGTGCCCTATTTCCTCGGCCATTTTATTCTCAGCGGGGAGCACGGATCCGTAGCCATTCCGGACCCCATGCGACTCCTTGAAAAATTCACAAGTCTGAGACCGTTAACGCAGCTGAAGGAGATAGCGCAGAGCTGGTACGACAACAGGCGTTCATTCTTTCTCGACTACGATGAAGACGAGCTTAGAAAGGCCGTGTTGCGAAAGTACGGAGTGGACGCCGTTTCTGCTATCGATGCTCTGAAACAGCATATGACCGTGGCTTTGCCACTTTTAGGTATTTAAACA